CTCTATATTGTCGTTGTCCCTTTACTCGCTCGACAACGTGGATTCGATCTTTTGTACGGTCGTACAATGCGTCAACGTAACTCATATAACTCCTTGTGTAACTTCGAGCTTACACTCACTCTACATGCCGTTTTGAGTCCGGCGAGACTACAGTATTTATTGTACCCACCAACGCACCAACGCAGTTACGTCAATGAGGAATAGTAGCAGATAATTAGCCAACATACCAAAGCTACCCCGACTGTACGCACACCCAGCGTATACAGCAGTACTGGTAACCCAAGGTATGTATAGATATTTGAGAGGTGGGTTCGGTACAGTGATTGCCATAGTTAAAGCACAACCAATGCTAAGAACCCAAGCACTGCTTTCAAGACAAAAACGTAGTCTGCTACTTTTCCAGTCGTTGCAGACCCACTCCCAAATACCTGCTAATACGGCGTTCACAGAGTCTTACCAACAGTTTCCAGAATGGTGTTGAGTTCGTCGTGGTCGCGATTGGTTTCGCCAAGTTTGGCTTTGTGTGCAATCTTAAGTGCCTTCTTAAGCGTTGCTGGTTTAATTTCTAATTCTTCTGCAATGGCCTTAACTGTGTCGTTTAGACCTTCTTGCAAGTCCTCAACTTCTTGCATAACTGCCATGCCTTCGTTGAATAGTTGTTGCAATTTAATCTTGGCATCGCCATTGAATGTACGATCGTAGTCTGACATAATTTCTCCTTGATAATCTATTGTATACTGATCTGTTTGAAAAAGCAACAGAGTTATTTCCAAATGACCATTTTAAATCGTTCGTTTTCTACTCCAAAGTAACGGCACTTCCACTCGCTTTGTGCAAAGAAATCTAGATGGTGCCATTGGTCTTTATGTGCAAGCAGGCTAGCACCAGCATCGTCCCAATCGACAGACAACAACTTTGGTTCCATTTTAACTTTGGTATCTTGTATTTCGTTGTAGTCAAAGCCATCATATTCCCAATGTAGTATTTCAAATGCGTTGCCAACTTGATCTACATAGTCCATTGAAAAATCTAGTCCCCACTTAGGGCGTATAGCAATTACTTTATGTAGCAAAGGAAGTTCTTTGGCCCAGTGCTTTAAATCATTTAATGCAGTACCAGCGTAGCCTTTGCGTTCAAATAGCAAACTGTGGTTTAGCACAGCACCTTCTATCTTCTCCCGTTGTTCAATCCACGGCTGCTTTAGTGTGTATCTATGCTCTCGGTGTCGTTGAACATTAGAACCAGCAAAGTGCTGTTCTATAATAGTTAAGTCATAGCCATTTTGATCAAACAATTCAACATCACTGGCACAGGGCTTATACAAAGTTTTGTTTAACGGTTGTGTCCAATGCCCAACGGGATCAAGTTGATTACTACTAATTGATAAGTCTAACATAATGTAAGTGCTCACTTTGACAAATCGGGTAGCGAATCCTATTGTGCAGCCAGCAGCCGGCTACTCGGTCCTAAGGCGAGTTCTTTAGTTTAAGTAAGCCTAGCCACTTAAACATGTTTATATACATCCAACCAATATCAAACTCAAACCAACGTTGGCTTAGTTTAGTATTTGCAGGCTGGAGATGATGGTTATTATGAAGCTCTTCGCCTCCCACAACAATCCCCCAAGGAATAATATTACGGCTATGATCAGATGTCTGTCCATTTCTATACCCCCACCAGTGTGCTAATCCGTTGATTACTCCTGCGGCCCAGAAAGGAATCCAGATCATTTGTATGCCCCATATTATGGCGCCAATCCAACCAAATAGCCAGCAGTTGAACACAAAGAGAATGCCAATGCCAAGTCTACTGTGAGCCGTGTATACGTTGTGCTCCATCCAATCAGAAGGAGTGCCAACACCATATGTATCAACCATATCTTTATCTTTTGATGCCGCATGATATAATAATGCTCCTTGTGTTAACACCCGCCATATTCCGAATACGTGTGGACTATGTGGATCTCCGGGTTGGTCGCTGTATCTATGATGTTTGCGATGTATAGCTACCCATTGCTTGGTTACCATGCCAGTTGTGAGCCATAACCAGAAGCGCATAAAGTGGCCGAGTATAGGGTGGAATACTAACCCTCTGTGTGCTTGCCCTCTATGCAAGAACACAGTAACGCACACAATGGTTATGTGCGTTACTACAAGGGTGTAAATGAGTTCAGTCATTAATGAAACTGGTCTGACTCTGTTGAAGTCTTGTTGGCAACAGTTGATGTAGCACCAACAGCTTCGCTGATTAGGTCAAAATAGCCAACACCGACTTCGCGTTGATGCTTAACTGTGGTAAAGCCACGCTCTTGAGCAGCAAACTCACGTTGTTGCATTTCGCTGTAGCCGGCCATGCCACGTGCCCGATATGCTTCGGCAAGTTCAAAGGTAGCCAAGTTAACGCTGTGGAAGCCTGCTAGTGTAATGAATTGGAACTTATAGCCTAACGCACCTAGTTCACGTTGGAATGTTTCGCACTCGTCTTCACTTAAAAACTTACGCCAATTAAAACTAGGACTGCAATTATAAGCAAGCATTTGGTCGGGGTATTGAGCGTGTATAGCATCTGCGAATTTCTTAGCTTGTGCAATATCAGGTGTTGAAGTTTCAAACCATAAGAGATCAGCGTAAGGGGCATAAGCAAGGCCTCTTGCAATACAAGCATCGATGCCGTTTTTAAATTTGTAAAAGCCTTCATCAGTGCGCTCATCAATAATAAAATCCTTGTCTAGTGGGTCGTGGTCCGATGTAATCAGTGTAGCCGACTCCGCATCAGTGCGAGCCATAATAACTGTATCTACACCGGCTACGTCTGCGGCTAGTCTTGCAGCGTTTAATGTGCGAATCATTTGACTTGTTGGTACTAATACTTTACCACCTAGGTGACCACATTTCTTCTCTGAAGCCAATTGGTCTTCAAAATGTACGCCTGCGGCACCAGCTTCGATCATAGCTGCCATTAGTTCGTATGCGTTCAGCGCACCACCAAAGCCGGCTTCTGCGTCAGCGACGATAGGCAGGAAGTAATCAGTGGTTGGATTGCCTTCACTGTGTTCAATTTGGTCAGCACGACGAAATGCGTTGTTAATACCTCGAACAACCTTAGGTACTGAATCCACTGGATACAGACTTTGATCTGGGTATGTTTGGTTCGCTGTGTTGTTGGCACCGGCAACTTGCCAACCACTTAGGTAAATGGCTTTTAATCCTGCCTTGGCGTGTTGTACAGCCATTTGCCCATTGTAGGCACCTAGCGTATTAATATATGGTTCTGTTGCCAGTAACTCTCTTAGTCGATTTGCACCACGACGAGCAAGTGTATGCTCAATTTGCACACTGCCTTGTAGTTTACGAACTGTTTCTGGGGTATAGTTTCTTTTTTTGATTCCGTCTTGTTTAATCGACATTACATTTCCTTAAACAAGTATTTATTTGCTGACTTATTTTAAACTTAATTCTTGATCTTGTTGGTCAAGTACGGCAGAATTCATACGGTCCAAATAACCTAGGTTTCTAAGTACTTTGAAACTTAAATTATCCACACCAAATTCGCCGTGTGTGTCCAGGCCTGATCTACGCATCTTGCGTAGTTTGTCTCTTAGGCGAACAATATCCTGTGCATCATCGATGCTGTTTATTTGTTTAATTAAGTCTGTTACTTTGGCATTTATCGCAGAACGATCAATGCTGGGTTCAGAATTAACAGGTTCCTTTAACCAACGACCACGTAGTACGCTGTACAATCCGGCGCTAACAGGAGGCTCCTTAACGTCCTCAACATACAACTCTACTTCGTGTCCGTGTATAGTAATGTCGTGTTGGTTATTCCAAATGTCTTTTTTAGCACGATAAAATGCCTCGGCAAGATCATCACATTGTAGATCTTCATAGTTAGTAACTATGTGTAGATCCAAATCACTGTGTTTGGTATAGTTAAAGTTTGTAGCACTACCGGTCAGTACAATATCTAATGGTTTGAATCCTGGGACGTCTAGATATTCCACAAAGGTCTTGGCAATTTGTAGTAGTCTTAATCT